ACCTTGCGATAGATGGACAGGCGTTGTCCCATTAAGTGTAGCGGGTACAGTCGTAGCCCGAAATGTCGGCGATGTAAGACCAAAGGTATTGATCACCATCGTATCACTTGGATCTGTGGAACGCACTTGAAGAAGCGTATTGACACCATCAGGCAGCCAAGGGTATAGCCCTCCGCCTGACCAAGCATCTTCTGGGAAAGTGGTGGTATCCACATCGGGGTTATTCCCGACGTTGGAAGCTCTGGTGATTTTGGGGACTCGCCCTAGAGTAAGCGCGTCATAGAAGTCGATCGGTGCGTTCGGCTGGAACATGAGTCCTCCGGAGGGATAACGCCCCCGTGAGGGGGCGCCGGGGGATTAGCCGATTGCTTCCCAGTAGAACGATTTCGAGGCCACCATGGTGGTTGCGGTCACGGTGAAAGTACCGTCAGTACCAACGGTGATGCCATTGGTGGTTTCCAGGGTGCGAGTACCAGCGGCAACAGTGTGCAGCGAGTTGGCGGCCGACATACCTTCGAACCACTCGTCGCTGATGCGGTCGGTCAGGTTGTGGAAGCGCACCACGCGTGGAATGAAACCCACAGTGAAGGTAGCCGCGGCAGCAGTGCCGGAATCGGTAACGACTTGGCCAACCGCATGGTTGGCAACGCCCATCGTCTGGGAACGGGTATTGGTAGTGATTGCCATGATTTACTCCTGAATTCGAAAATGGGGGCCGAAGCCCCCGGTCCATTAGGCGGTTGCTGCCACTTCCAGACGGGCCATCCAGCTATCGTTCAGGATGATCGCGGTGGTCATGGCCTTCCAGCCAACGGTGCCACGCTGCGCCAGAGGATCGCCAGGAGCTGGCTTCGGATTCACGACCAGTGGGGTCAGGGAATCTTTGCCCTTCAGCGGCACGATACCGTAAGCATCGCGGGCGATGTACAGCACTGGGTACACGTCAGCCGAGGTGCCAGAGGTGGAACGCATCGCACCCTTGGCGCCGCCGGCATCCGTGAACGGAGCGAAGACGGTCGAGGTCAGGTAGCGCACCTGTTCCACAGTGCCGATCTCGTTTTCCCATGGGGTCACGGTACCGTACTGTTTCGGGTTGATGTAGCCCGACATGCCGCGCACGTCAGTTTCGCAATCCGGGTGGATCAGGCCGATATACGCGGCTTCGATCGGCTCAGTACGGAAGTCCGGGGTGGACTTGACGATCTGGGTGATCTTTTTCGCGTTCTGGCGCTGCAGGGCAGTGGTGACCTGGCGCTGCAGGGTCAGCGAAATCGGGGTGTTCACCGATGCGCGGGCGCCGCCGTTAGCATAGAAGACGTTGGTGCCGGCCTTCAGGATGTTGTAGCGGATGGTCTCGATGGTCTGTGCAGCGGACTCGCCCAGCACCTCGGTCATCTGCTTCAGCACAGGATCTTCGTGGGTGTCCATAATCACGTCGGTGATGGTCACGAAGTCGCCATACTGCACCAGGGTCGCGGTGTAGTCGGTATTCGCCAGTTTACGACCGGCTGGGGTCACGCCTTCAACCAGCGGCGAAGTAGCCAGTGGCACGGAAAACGCGTTAGCCGGATTGCCGTCACCAGCCGAACCGGTCGAGCCAGTCAGATAGTAACGACGGAACTTGGCAACCTTAGTTGCATTGTTCGGGATCGGGTAAGTCTGGCCGAATTTCTCCAGAACCAGATAAGGCATACCACGTTTCAGGAATTCAGAAACGGCATACGCGGCGGTACGCGGGGTGATATCGCCGTAGGTAGTCGAAGCAGTCATGTTGACCTCCAATAAAAACGGTTGTTACAAAACTAAAATGTCATGCCCAACTGCGGTTTTTGCAATTCAGCGTCACAGTGTAGTCCGCACACCAGCTTTTATTGGGGGGAACAGTGTGGTTATCCGACAGTTTGTACTTAGATAAATCGCTTTATACCACAACACATCAGCAGATGCAAGTAGTTTATGGCGTGACCTGGGCAGCTGCAATCGCACACAGCGTGGTGTAGTTGGTATCCGTCACGCCCGCATCGGCATCCAGCTTCGCCGTCAGCACCGCGTATGCAGTACGGACCGCGGTCAGTTCCGCCAGGAGGGCCGCGAAGATACGACGCTGCTCGGGGTGCAGTTGTTCAGCATTGATAACAGTGGTAGCCATGGTAATACTCCTCGGTTAGAGTTTAGAAAATTCTGCAAATGCAGATTCAAAATCGTTCTTGTCCGCGGCATCGGCCTTGGGCTCCGAACGGGTAGTCGCTACGGGCTTCAGCGCGGCCGCGGCTTTGGCCACCGCCGGCGCCACTGGAGCTGCAGGGGCAGCTGCTGGTTTGACCACTGGCGCGGGTGCGACGGTGGATTGCCCGGTCTCGCGCTTGTACCGATTGATCAGATCGGCCACCTGGTCAGGAGTGCCTTCATTCGCTACTTGCTGGTAGGCTGCTTTCAGATAATCCGGCTGGGTGTCGATCCATGCCAACGTCTTATCACGCACCTCGTCGTAATCTGGAACCAGGTCCACGATGTCGTCATACATCGAGCGCTTGCTATGCGCACCTACGCTTTCTTGCAGCGAGCTCAAAATAGGGCGCAGCTGGGCGAAGATGTGCTCCACGACACGGTAGCTATCCGCCCGGCGCGCCAGCTGCTCGGCTTTGGCGATATCCGGCCAGTCGTTCTTATACTTCTCCAGGAGCTGGTCCTCCTCCTCGGTGTAAATCTTAGCCGCTGGAGGGGTAGCCGGTGGCGTCGCGGGCGCAGGCGCCGGGGCCGGCGGTTCAGCACGTTTCAGCTCAGCTTCGAGCTCGGCGCGGATACGCGCACGCATCTGTTCTTCCGTCTCAACAACTGGAGCCAGCGTCTCTACAGGAGGATCGGCTGGAGGAGTATCCGCAGGTGGGGTATCGGCCGGCGGCGTCTCTACAGGAGGATCGGCTGGAGGAGTATCCGCAGGTGGGGTATCGGCCGGTGGCGTCTCTACAGGAGGATCGGCTGGCGGCGTAGATTTATCACCGGGCAGATTCAGCTCAGCGAACGCGGCGGCGAAGTCGTCGACTTCTGGAGTGGTAGTTGGGGTAGTCATGGATGCCTTTTTAGTATATTAGTTACATTAAGTCAAGCGATTTCTTTTAGTAACGTTTCGATGAACACTGCCTTACCTTGTTCACGCTGCACCGCCTCTGGTGGGCATCGACGCAGGAGCAGATCCGCCTGCGCCAGGCGATGCTGCAGGAGATGACGTAGCACCACCATGGCCGGCTCCTCCCGATTGAGTTTGAGAGCGTTGAGCCATTCCTGCTCCAATTGCCTGCGATCGTTGAAGTTCATGATCTTTCTCCGCGTTCTGCTGGTCAAGACCCAGCTTCATGGCATCCGTGACAACCCCGGCCGACGCAGCCTGGGCGTTTGCCTGGTTCTTGCCGGCCTGCGCCAGCTCCTTCGCAGTCTGCGCCGCGATCTCCTTGATCTGCGCTTCGCCCAGACGTGTCATCTGGTCGGAGTGTTGCGCTTGCGCCTGCGCAGTCTGGGCGTCGACCTTGGCAGCTTCCGCATCCGTCATCACCACAGTGTCGACGTTCATATCTCGCACGCGCACGCGTTCGCGCAGCAACTCCAGGTGCTTCACGTACTGTTTCTCTTCTGGCGAGATGGTCTGCGCCAGGTTGTCCAGCTGGATGCCCAGCACTTCCTTGGCGATCAGCGACGTCGCGCCGCGCGCGATCGGGGTAAAGTCTCCGCGGGTCTTTGGATCCGGATTGAATTTTGCGTTGAACCGGATAATAGCGCCAATCACCGACTCGGTAAATACGTCGAAGTTCCGAACCACATCCTTGAATGGGAGGGCGGCATCGCCACGCAGCATCGACGCACCAGTCGCCGTACGGAACGGTTCACTGGGCCCACGCTGCATATCCCCACCGGTGGCCGCGCCAACGAACGTTTCCTGGTCGGCGAACCCTTGGAACATCTGGACGATCTTCTCCAGCTCCCCCAGTTTCGATGGGATATCGATCGTCCGCACCGCTGGCACATTGATCGTGCCCGGGTCCGTATCCTCGCGGTAGAAGAATTTGTCCGGGTTGATCGACGTGGTATCCTGGTTCGGCGAGAGTAGGGCGATATTCAGCTCAAACACGCGGCTCACCGACGCGTTGTCCAGAACCATCCTGGTGGCCGCGGCCAGACCCATCTGGGAATCGCGCATGATATTCGGCAAGCTGTTGCCGAGTAAGAACGTCTCGTCTTCCTCGAAGATGAAGTGGTGGAACCGCTTCATGTCGCCGTCCGTCACCAGTTGCGACCATGGGTCCAGCGACACCTTGATCGGCGTGCTACCCACGAACCACACTTCCGCCGTGAGATCCCGGTCCATTTTGTCTTCCGGGACGTCGACGCCGCAGGCGTCCAGCTCTTTACCTGTCACATACCCATGCCACACCAGCACTTCGTACTTCCCGCGCCACATGTCCTGGGCGTTATTTTGCACGCCCATCGTGCGCAGCTCCGTCTCGAACGCTTCGCGGATATAGTTGCCTTCCGGATGCTGTTTCAGCACGGCGTCGATCTGGTCCGAATCAAAGTCCCCCCGGTCCTTCAGCAGCATGACCTGGTGCTTGGACATCACCTTCCGCAGGAACTGGCCTTCCATTTGGCTCAGATACTTAGCCGACATGTCAGGATAGTATTCCCAAATAGGCACGAACTCGAACCGCGGGCGGAACACAGTTTTAGGAATGGCGACATACGCGCCAGAGTCGTCCTGCTGCCAGGTCCGTACCTGCTGCTCCTCCACGAACGGCCCAGTCATGATCCCACAGCCGTATC